TGAAGTTCCGTGGAGAGATGATTAACGGTAAACCTGAGTTCAAAGTTTACGTTAACAACCAACAGATTGATGCGTATAGGGATGAGGCTGGTGTGGCTAAGATTAATTCGACACACCGGAAGTGTGGCCTCGGTTTCCAAGCTAATGACCGTGTTCTGGGTCAGTCTACTCCTGGTAGTGTGTCAATGTTCTTGATGAACGATGCCCGTGCTGCGGGCGCACTGATTGAGGTCTGATGCCGTGGGTGGCGGGCGGGCACGCTGAACCTGAAGTTCGCTATGCGAAGGGCTGGTGGGCTGTCGATGACAGCCATCCGTTCATAGGTGAAGTGGGCCGGTCTACCGCCACCGGCTGGTTCGCGGTTGGTGTGCCTGTAGTGGCACCGCCACAAAAGGTGTTGGCTGGGGCTGAGGGTTACGGTTCTGGTGTCGGTGTCGAAATCACTGGCATGTGGATTGATGGCGGTAGGCCACCGTTTGGTGGCCTGCCCCCTGGCCCGGATGAGCCTGACCAGGTTGACGGCGGAACTGTGTCGGCACCTGGCGGTGACATCATTGATGGTGGTGGGGTTGTTCCTGGGTCTGCTGGCCCGTGGACCGCGAAGACCACTGCTGTAGGTGAAGCGGAATCGTCTGGTGATGGTCGGACGATGAAGACGGTGAAGGCTGCCGGTGAGGCTGTCAGTGACGCTGACGGTGTCCTGAAGTACACGGCGAAGATTACCGTGTCCGGTGAAGGTGTCGGTGAAGGTACCGCTACGCTCGCTGAGCAGGGCAGCTTCATTGATGGCGGGCAGCCCGCATACGGCGGGCAGCCGCCTACCCCGCAAGAGCCTGACCAGGTCGATGGCGGTACTGTGGCCTCTACTGGTGGTGAAGGTGTCGATGGTGGTGGCGTGGTCGAAGGCTCCGCTGGCCCGTCTTGGCAGATGACTGACGCTGAGGGTCAGGGTATCGGTATCGGTACCGCGAAGCTGGGTGCGTTCGTGGAGAGGCCGGTGCAGTACACTACTGCTGCCGGTGACGGGTTCTCGCAGGCTACAGCGACAGCGGTGTGGCGTCGGCTGCCGCACGCGCCGGTTACCACGCACTACACTGCTGCCGCCACAGTTGTGTACTCTATACCCGACTGGTGCGATGTTGTTGATGTCATCGTGATTGGTGGAGGTGGTGGCGGCTGCCAGGGCAAGACGGTTGTTACCGGCCAGGGTGGTACCGCAGGCGAGTGGTCCGCGAGGACGTTGACGAAGGGCATCGACATCCCGCCTGGTATCACCGGGTTGTCTTGCACTGTTGGTGCGGGTGGGCCTTCCGCCAACAACAACAGCCAACCTAACCCGGCTGGTAACGGCCACAACACCAGCGTCACCGCCGCCGGGGTTCCGAGCACTACAGGTTTAGCCGGTCTGGGTGGCGGTCACACTGGCAGCCAGCGCGGTGAGGGTGCAGGTAACTTCGTGTGGAACGGCGTCACCTACACAGGCGGCACCGAGGTGAGTGGGTCACAAGCTGCCCGAGCACCTGGTGGTGGTGGCGTCGGTGGCGGTGCCCTGAACGGGTCAGGTGGTTCCGGCGCGACCGGTGCTGTCTGGCTGGTGGCCCGACAGATTGAGGGTCAGTCTACCGTCGCAGCCAGCGACGGTTCAGGGTCGGGTACGAAGACACCGACTGACACTACAGGTACCAGCACAGGGACCGGCACTGGCACAGGCCATGCTACTAGACCGACTGGGTAACAAGGAAAGGAACACACTATGGCTGGTGTAGCAACCGACCAGTTCAAAATCGCCACAGCCGCTGCGGCTGTGGCACAAGGGGGAGTCATCTCCTTGCACGCATCAGAACCGGATGTGAATGGTTCGGGTGAATTGGGTAACGCCCCGTATGCCCGGAAGACTACTGTGTGGGGAACCCCGCAGATGGGGTCTGGGGCGCACGCCGGGAAAGCGGAGTCAACGGGTTCGGTGTTGACGTTCGATGTCGCCGCCGGGGACGCCCCTACCCATTTCGGTGTGCGTGCCAGCGATGGCACGTTCTTGTGGGGTGACGTGTTGGACCCGCCGTTGGCGGCTCAGCCCACAGCAGGCACGGTGGAGGTCACACCCATCTACCGCTACACCCACAGGTAGACCATGTCCAGAATACTAGGTACGATTCAGCCCCGAAGGGGAAACGCGGACGAGTGGGCTACGGTCAACCCGACGCTGGCTCCCGGTGAAGTCGGTTACGAACTGGACACAGGCAGAGTCAAACGCGGCAACGGGCGTGATGACTGGGACACTCTGCCATACCAGGATGCTGGCGGCGGCGGCGGTGCAGCTACGGCTGCACCGTATGACCTGAACCTGATTGTGTTCGGCAAGGACACTGTGCGTGCCCCTGGCGCTGGCGACAACCCGTTCGGTGTGCAGCTTCAGCGTGATGTGACGTTCACCTCGTTGACGTTGCGGTGTTTGACCGCTGACGGCTCCGGTTCTGGTGGCGCTATCTTGTTGCGGAACGGTTCGGTCGCCCAAGCGGTGACGATGGACTCCGCCCAGCAGGCGGCTGGTATCACCGTCACAGGTTCCTGGCCGTTCCAGGCTGGGGACATTCTGAAAGTGCAGTTATCGTCTGTTGGTGCCACTCCTGGGAAGGGGTTGGTGGCTGACCTGGCTGGAGCATCTACATGATTCTGGTATCGTCCACACCAGCAGCGAAAGCTGCTGGTGAACCACCGGTAGGCCCTCCCGCGTTTGAGCCGTTTACTGAAACGAATGTGACGTTCACTAACAAAGCCATCCCTGAGGGGACTGGCGGGGTGTGGGTCACATTGGTAGGCCCAGGCGCTAACGGTGCGTCAGGCGCATTCGGCGGCACTGGCGTTCGCAAAGGCGGGGCTGGTGGTGCAGGCGGTGCCAAAGTAGGTCGGGTGTTCATCCCATCTACCGCGCTAGGCTCAACGTACACTGTCACCCACTCTAGTGGGGCTGGTGTGTCGGCACGCTTCCAGTCGGGAAGCGTGTCCTTGGTGGCTGGTTCGGGAACGAACTTCTCCGCGACAGGCGTAACTGACTGCCCGACAGTAGCAGGCGGCTTGGCGGGCCAGCCAGCATCCACAGGGTCAGGGACCGGCGGGTCAGGCCAGTCCAGCCTTGGTGGCGGGGCTGGTGGTGGTGCTGGTGGCGGGTTCAATTCGAATGACAACAGCGGCACCGCTGGTAACGGCGGTATCGGTCAAGGTGGTGGCGGTTCTGGTGGCCGTGGCGGTTCACCAGGCACGGTAGCAGGGAATGCGAAGGGCGCGGCTGGTACCGCTCCCGGTGGCGGCGGAGGTGGCGGCGGAGCCGTCAACTCCACATCGTCCGGAGCCGCAGGCGGCTCAGGCGGGGCTGGTGCCCCAGGCAAAGTCATCCTCGAATGGGTGGCCCCAGCATCAACTGCACCACCTGAGGTGCATGAGCCGGTGCTGACACAGTTCACTGGCGCTGGCGCGTGGACATACCAGGTGCCGGATTGGGCTGACCGTGTCGATGTCATCCTGCTAGGCGGCGGGGCCGGTGGAGGTGGTGGTGTCGCCGCAGGCATGGCTGGCGACGGCGGTGAAGCGGGCACCTGGCAGACCCGCACCCTAGTGCGGGGAACCGACTTCACTACAGCCTCGCTGTCAGGTGAGGTCGGTGCTGGTGGCACTGCTGGTAAGGACAATTCGCTGGCACCTCCTGGTAACCATGCTGGTCCTGGCGGCGCATCAACATGCACCCAGGCTGGGATGTCGGCTGCTGGTGGGCAGCCGCGAACTGAACAACCTAGGTATGGGTTTTCACCAGGTAACAGGTTCTTCAATGGTGAAACATACTATGGTGGGGCGCAGCAGAACGCTAACTCCCAGCCAGGTTTGGCCCCTGGTGGTGGCGGTAATGGCGGTGATGGCGGCGCATTAATGGGTGACGCTGGTAGTGTCGGCGCACCTGGTGCGGTGTGGATACGGGCGTGGTCAACAGCCCAGGCTGCACAGACAACTACCGGCCCCGGTACCGGGACCGGCGGGACTAACCCAAACACTGTCCTAGGCTCCCCGCATGACCCTGAAACGTCACACTTCATGGTGCCAGGTTCATGGAACTATCATATCCCCGAGTGGTCTAACCGCCTCGACGTGGTGATGGTCGGTGGCGGTGCGGGCGGTTCGGGTGGTGCTGGTGCCACGTTCGGTGGTGCAGGCGGTCAGGCAGGCGCATGGGCTGGCCGCACACTCGTCAGGGGTACAGATATCACCCCTGAACTGGACACGTTGTCCGGCATGGTGGGTGCGGGCGGGCCTCACGGCAATGGTGCGGTGACCAGCTTGGCGTCAGACTTCTGGGGCCATGACGGCTCACCTACCACATGCACTGAAGCGGGCCTTGACGCGCACGGCGGGCATGCTATCGCAGGGTCAGCCGAATATATTGGCGACACCCATGACGGTATCGGTGCAGGCTCATTCATCTGGAATGGTGTCACATACCAAGGTGGCGGTACTCAAGGCACCCGTGGTGCTGCTGGTATCCCTCCGGGTGGTGGCGGGTCAGGTGGCGCAGGCCACCTGACACACGGTGACGATGGCGGTTCTGGTGCTGCTGGCGAGGTGTGGATTCGGGCATGGTACCAACCTGCTGAGGAGTCTACTACCGGGACAGGTACGGGCACAGGTGGAACCACGGAGGCGACTCCGTTCTTCTTGACCACGTTCGATGACCCGGCGCAGCCTGATTGGCGTCACCGGGCTGGCGCGGCACCCACGATACGGGGCGGCGGGTTCTGCTCGCTGACAGCGAACTCTGAAACTGTGGCGGAATGCTTGCACGTCCCTGACGGGGATGATGTTGAGGTGATGTTCCAGATTCAAGCCCTCCATGAGGGTGACGCTGCGTTCATCAGGTCAAGCGACTTGCACACATTGTATGTGGTGGTGACCACTACTGGTGGGCGGTCATCGTTCGATTTGTATACGCACACTGCGTGGGATATCGGTACCCCGCTTGGTTCGTCTTCTATCAAGCCGCGTGGCACAAAGCGTGGCACATATCAGTGGGGTGCGCCTCCTATGTGGGGCACTGGCGGTGCCCCAGCTATCATCCGGGCTGTCGGTTCACTGTACACAGTGACAGTAGACGGCACTCAAATCATTGAGTGGGATGATACTGCTGGTGTTCATCCGGTGGGTGCTACGCAACGTAAGTGTGGTATCGGTACGAAGTCCAGTTCGCCAGGTATCTTGGCGTACTCTATCAGGAATCTGTAGGAGGTTTTGGTGCCGATCAATACGAAGCATCTGGAGATGGTGACGTTTCTAACATACCCTAGGGTTTCCCCAGTAGAGGAACGTTCCCAAACAGTAGAGGATGAGTTCCCGAAGTTGATTCGGGAGTTGTACACTCAGGCTGGCGGTACCCAGGCCCCGTAGGGGGCCTGGGTTCCTTGTCAACAGTTCGGCCAGGACGATCGTGGTAGTCGGGATGCTACCGCGATCTGTTGTTCGCGGGTGGCAAGGTCCGCTCTTGGGGCGTAGGCTAGCCCGCCAGCCGACACCCATGTGGACTGGTTGAATTGGAGTCCGCCGTAGTATCCGTTCCCGGTGTTGGTTGACCAGTTGCCGCCTGACTCACAGCGGGCGATACTATCCCATCCGGTGTCGGACCAGGCTTTGCCGGCCACCCAGATGATGATGATCCACAAGGGAATCGACAACGCGATTCCCCACAACATTCCCCTAAACGCTTTCAATGTGCTGCCTTTCGTAGTCCCATTCGTTTACTCCAACTCCTTCTAGAAGGAGTTGGTTTTTCTGGTGGGAGCGGCCAAAGTGTCATAGACAACGACATCCTGTCGTTCCAGCAGCCGTCGCCGTAGCTGAATCCCTCATTGATAGAGGAGGCTAGAGCGAACTCCCGGCCACAATACTCAACCAGGTAGTATCCTCGCTCGTCCTTGGAGTCAGATACCGTCAGCAAGTAGCCCATGCCGTAGCTCCTTGTTCTCTAGCTCTAGCTCTGCGATCCTGCACTCCCTGGCATCCCGGTCGTAGTCGGCGTTATCCGCCTCATCCAACGCCATGTTCAGGCGACGGACAAGGTCTGGCAGGCTCCCGTGGATAGCGGTGATGAAGTCAGCGTCTTCATCATGGAAATCTGAAGCTATCCGCTTCTTCGTCCCGTCTTGTGCTACTGAGTAGATGTCACACACAGGCGGTACTCCCACTTGTTCGTACATCCAGTAACAGTCGGCTGCCCCTGTGGTCTTCGACCACAACTGGTACAAGTAGTCGAAAAACTCACGGTCTTCCATCAATATCCTCCGGATCAATCACATATGGTGGGTTAGCCAACTGGTGCAACGATTCGGCGATCGAAATCAACGCCCACTTCACACCCAAATATGCGTCCGAGTTTCTGGCACGCTCTATCGGGTCACCCCATTCTTTCGCCATCAGGCTAACTCCTTCTCATACAATGAACCCCACGATCGACCGCCGATCGTGGCATCAGTAGTGATATCCACACGGTCCATGTGGTCGGCCATCAGGCCGGCGATCTTCCCCGCAGCGAACTTGACATGCTGTTCAGGGATGGAGAACAGCACCTCATCGTGGATCGGTAGCCGCATATACGGTGTGAACCCAGCGTCATGCAATCGGATCAACGCCCGCCCGGTCACATCACGGGATGTGGATTGGATCAGGTAGTTGAGTGCCGAGTATGCTTTCTGCTGATCGACGGGGATCATGCGGCCTGTGGGCGTGAAGATCACACCCTTCTTCAGGGCTTCCGCCTGCAACTTGCGGGACAACACCTGCACACCAGGGTAGGTTTTGTCGAACCCGTCCACCACCCGCTTCGCGGTGACCAGGTCCAGCCCGGTTTGTTCAGCTACAGTCTTTGCGCCACCTCCGTACACTCTCCCGAAGTTCACGGTCTTCGCATACTTTCTTTCGACCGAGTCCTTGGTGACACCAGGACCGAATGCCGCTTGGGCGGTCATCAGATGCAGGTCGGCGTTCTCCGCGAACGCCCGGATCATCGTCTGGTCTTTCGACAGTGCAGCCAACACACGTAGCTCCTGGGCTTGATAGTCCACAGACACGATGCGTTGATGCGGGTCGGCCACGAAGCAGTTCCTGATGGAAGCGTTCCCTGCTGGCAGCGTCTGAGCCGGGATACCGGTGATACTCATTCTTGCTGTGCGGCATTGCAACGGGTTGATACTCGCATGGCAGCGGTCCTTGCTGTCCCTCTGGTCGAGGAACTTTTGTACCCACGTCTTCCTCCACTTCCCCGCCTTCTTAGCGGTCACTACAGCAGCAGCGAACTCGTCACCCTGCTCCGCCAGACGAGACAACAACTCGTCATTCACTTGGCGTTTACCGGACGGTGTCCGGTTAGGGATCGTCACACCCCTAGCCTCAAGCACGTCGGCCACCTGGTCGGTGGAGTTGACCGACTCACACCCAAACTTGAGTGCCGTTTCGCAGTTGATCGACTCCTCTAACCTGAGCTCGTCGGCCAGCTTCTCCGAGTATTCCACATCCAGCAGGAACCCGGTCCTCTCAATGTAGGCACAGACTTCTGCCAGACGATGCTCATATTTGATGAGCTTACGGCTTTCGGCCGGCACCCTGCGATCCAACTCATGCAACAAGCGGGACACTAGAATAGTGTCCATGCCAGCATACAGTTGATAACCGGGATGGAACAAATCCACCTTCGACCAGATCGTCGCATGTGATGCACCCTTAGTATCAGATGCCAGGGTCTTCATCAGACCCTTCACATTAGCAGCTATATCGGCATCAATATATCCTGCCGTCAACTCCTGCAAGGAGTGGCCTTTGCCGCCTTCTTTCACGGCTCGCGGATCGACCAGGTGGGCGAGGATTTTGGTGTCCACCACTTTCGGCCACACCGTTTCCATTTCGATACTGAGGGTTCGGTCGAGAACCTGTAGGTCGTATGTGGCGTGTTGTAGGACGAGCTTGTCCGCTTCAGCAATCGCCTCAGCAGCAGCCTCTGCAAACGGACCACCAAGTTCGACAGGTAAGACCCACGCCTCGGATGCAGTTCCAAACTGTACGAGCCTGAGCTTGAACCGATCTGAATAGATATCCAGCCCGGTTGTTTCAGTATCGAGTCCCAACGTTCCTGCTCTATTTGCCACAATGAACTGTCGGAATCCATCCAAGTCCTCCACGGTTTCCACGGTGTTGATGGTGACCGGGTCGCCGGCCACCTCATGTTGGAATGTTCTCATGTTCTCTCCTCTGCGAATCGTCTGATTCGTTTAATGCGTTTTGACTGGTTCACGCTCCTCAGCGTGTACCGGCGGGCCACCTGGGGCTTCTGTGACTGTGTAGTAGGCGACGAAAGGCCAGTAGAACGCCAGGTAGTTCCCTGTTTCGCCGCGTATGATCAGCGAATTGGAGATGGGGTCGAACTCTATCTCACCCCATGCCCGGATCGGCTCACCGGTTTGCATGTAGACAGTTGTGATCTTCAAGGTTCCTCCTCCGGGGTTGGGGGGAGGGGCCGAAGCCCCTCCCCCGCCAGCAGATGTTACAGCCAGACCGGGCTGAGTCCGGGCTGGTCACGCGGAGGCATCCACGCCTTCCACGGCTTCCCCGTCTTACCGACACCCTCCTTGTACGTCCAGTCAGGACCAGGCGCACCAGGAGGTGGGGTAGGGGCACCAGGTCGCTGCGGTGCCGCAGCGGACTTGGCGGGGGCCAGGGCGGTGAACTCCTGGCTGGTTTCCGCCACCTTCTCGAACAGCTTACCCAGCAGCGGATCGGAAGCGGTCTCGTAGGCGTCCTCCAGGTCACGGGCATGAACCACAACCCACGGCGCGTCGAACCCTGCACCACCCTTGAACGTCAAGGTGATACCCTCATTGTTGGTGTTGTCAGCCACAGGCTGAACCTCCTCTTTCTTCACTGTCGCCAGCTTCTTGCTGGCGGTCTTCTTGGCCGGCACGGGTGTGTCGGTCGGATTCGGAGCGTTCCCATAACGGGTAGCTTCCTCGTCGGGCGCATCCTCAAACGGATCAGGCTGCGTCATATTTCCTCCTCTATCGGATCGGGCACGCCCCACTGGCGCACTCCTCATTCACACCATCACCCACAGTTTGGGTGGTGGCTGCTTTCCATTCCGCCTCAGTGAGGCGTTCATACGGGGCCTGCTTGAACGACTGCTCAGGGAAGATCGTACTGCCCTTGATCTTACCAGCAAACGCTTGCAACGTGTCAGCAATGTCCCCGGCCAGGTACCTGTCAGGGTCCACGTTCGCAGTGAACGACACCGAGTTGTCAGCCCAGTGCGCCTGGTAGCAAGCTTGCATAGCCAACATCTGATCCAATGTCAACTCGTCGGCGGACTCCACCACATGAGTGTACGCCGGCCCCAGCGAGTCCTCAACAGCCTGCACCAACGAGTCCTTGGTGGGGATCGTGACCACCATTGTGTTCGCTGCTACCAGGTCAGGTTCCACCCAATACCCTTCCCGCTGGTATCGGTCCACCCGATCGGCCTGCTCAGGGTCAGTCATCGTGAACCTGATCCTGCGGTTGAAGAACCGGGAGAAGATCGGATGGATACCCTCCGACACCCCTGGCATCTTGGCGATCGTACCGGTTGGTGCGACTGTCCGTTTCTTGACAGGGACGGGGATTCGCAGTTCATGGCTGAACTGCACTGCTTCTGTGTCCACCAGCTTGGCGAGCGTGTCGAGCAGTTCGACAAACCATCCATTCTGGGGGGCTTCTGAGTAGCGAATGCCGTTGAGGGCGAGGAACCCGGCGGTGCCCAGGTGACCCAATCCGATACGGCGGTTACGGTCAAGCACCTCCCGTGACCTAGGGTCACCGACTTCAGCGAACGTCGCCCGGATCAGGAACCGTGTCATCAACCGGTGCGCCAGGTTCAGGTCAGCGAAGTTCACCCACCTGCCTTTCTCAACGAACGCCTGCATGTTCACATGGCCCAGGTTGCACGGTTCCCACGCTTCCAGCGTGATTTCCCCGCACGGGTTGGTGCAGATCACCCGGTTAGGTTCACCCACATTAGAATAGGCTGAGTCCCACATGCCTGGTTCGCCGTTGCGGACGGCTCCGACACCTAGCTCTTGCAGCACCTGGGATGCTAGCCACGCATCACCTTGGCGTGCTTGATGCCAGAACTCTGAGTCAACCTCGACACTGATGTTTGTTGTCCAGTGGGAGCCTGACTGTTCTTTGCAGTGGATGAACTGCATGATTTGTGGGTCGGCCCAGTGCATCATTGCCATGCGTGCCGCCCGCCTAACCCCACCGGCCACCACGCATTGTGCGATCGCATGGTCGATGCCCATAGCGTCCAGCCCAGACATCAGGGCACCCTCGTAGTGGATGTCCCCCAGGATGTTGCACACTTGGATCAACATCTGGCTGAACGGCAGCGGCCCTGAGGCCCTGCCGCCAAACGTCTTCAACCTGGCACCAGCAGGCCGGATACGGGACACATCATATACTCTGTTATAGTGCGACACTTCGTCCCGGTACGCTGTGTCGATGAGGTCGGTCAGGGCTGCCGCCCAGCCTTCACGCGAGTCCTCAATGACGTAGGCACCCATCCACTCCGGATCATACTCCTCCGACAACACCCCAGCAGCCTTCATAGCCTCGTAGTCCGGGTGTTCCGGGTCACACACAATGTGTACCCACAGTTCTTGCTGCACTGGCGGGAAGTGTTCGAGGTGTTTGTTCGAGTAGTTTGATCCTACCCCGCCACCTTCCATCAGGCGCATGAATGTGAACGCGAAGTGGTCGGATGGTGTGTCGGTCCAGCCTGCTACCCAGCAGTTGAACAAGTGGGCTGCGTTCTTGACACCGGACGCCCACAGATGTCTGCCGCCTGGGAGGATTTTGAACTCCGTCATCAAACGAACAAGCTGGTCACGTTCACCTGGTAGCTGGTACCGTCCGGGCACCAAACCCAGGTTCCCGTCAACAACTCGCTCAACGGTTTCGGGCCAGGTTTCTTTGGTGCCGTCAGGCTTGGTGCGGGAATAGGTTCGCTCATAGACTGTTTCTCCACTGCTACCCCAGTTGATTGCTGTTGTCACGCTACCTTCTCTCTGTCAATCCAATAGTCTTCTTGGTCTTCTGCTGGCCAGGTGTGGACAGGCCACGGCTTGTGGCCGTGGAACAAGTCCGGTAGGATCAACGCCCGATAGAACTCTGAGGCTCCCATGCCGTTGAACTCATGGTCGAAGATGTTCACCACCGTCCCTCTCCACGATCACCATGATACTCGTTGGTGGAGAACGAGGCGGCGGCGGCATTCGACACCACGGTGCGGGTACCAGGCCCGTCCGGTGCGTCCGCGTGCTGCTTCTTGAACGAACGATTCATCTCGTCAGTGAGGGCCTTCACCGCCCGAGACAATGTCACCCTGTCGGCACCATCAGTTTGCACTTCATTGAGCAGATATCGGACGATGATAGCGCGGGCATACGGGTGGTTCTTTTTTGCCAGCACCTTCATAGCCCTAGTGAGGTCTAACTCTGTGGAGTATCGTGTGAGTACACCGTCCTCGAATGAGTTGTCGGTAGAGATGTAGTCCTCCACCGTCCACGATGATTCTGTAGCGGGGTTCAATCCGCGCAGAAGCCCGCCGGCCAGGAACCGCTTCACCTCATTCACCGAATACCTGAAGTTACCGGTGAACGCCTCATAGTCGGCGCGTTCCCCTTTGGCGATCTGATTACCCCACCACACCAGGGCCTGCATCCGCTCCTTGTTTTCCTCAGCATACAATTTCTGTAGCACACTGTCCCGCTCCAACAGGTGCAGCGACAAACTTTGCTCCATGTCCTCCTGATCGACCACACCCGGCCACTGGTAGGCGACAGACTTCGCCGCCTTCTTAACCTGAGGCATCAGGTCAGAGAGCATAGTGTGTTGTTCATCTATCGTAATGGTCATACTTCCTCCTCTAGATTCCTGCCGACGCCACGCTGGCGTCGGCTCTGGTATCACGGCCCCACTTGCCGCACCCTTGGCATTGGAAGCGGCGATACGATCGCGTTGCTGCCACCTGGTAGCCACGGTACTGCACCCTGGTCGAGCCGCAGTTCGCGCAGGCCGGCACCTCACTCCCACCATCATACAGGGGAATGTTCAATCCCGCAACCCACGGAAGCAGCAGCCAATACAACTCCTCAGTCAACGCCACATCCTGGCGGTTGTATTCCTCCATCAGGCGGCGAGCTTGCTTGAGCTCGTCACCCTTAGCCACCCGCAGCTTACGCCACAAATCGGCACCACCAGTCGCCAACTTCTGCCCTGCGTGTAGCTGTTCAGCAACGTAGGCCATGCGGTTAGAGAGGAACCCGAAGTTCTTTCGGGCCGTCAACATCAGGTCGATGTCCTTGTGCGGGCTAGGCGGGGCCATCCCGGCCAGCAGGAACTCAGTGCGTAGGTGCTTCACGTCGAAGCCCTTCGAGTTCCAGCCGATCACACAGTCCGCTTCATCCATCACGTTCCAGGCTTCAGCCACCATCCGCTTGTGCCCACCACGGGACCAGTCGGCCACAAAGTGCGTCTTCTCCTCCCCAAGCCATTTGTAGGAGAAGCAGATCGTGGACGGTGCTACGATCATCTGGTTGGGGTTGATCCATGTTTGTTTCAACTGCCAGATGCCGTCCGCTACACCTGACTGGCGTTCGATGTCGAGGACTACGATTCTAGCCATTTTCTAGCCGCGCAATCTCCCGCTCAAGATACCACTTCGCCTTCTGAAGGTCTTCGATCTGGGCACCTTTCCTGTTCGCACGGGCCACATACTTCACCACGTTCCCCAGGTTGAAGTTCAGGTTCTCAGTGATGTCGATCACCTCCGCACCGTTAGACCAGCCGTCCGCATAGTGCGGGGGATGATTCACCATATCCATCAGAACAACTCCTCATCATCTACATACACATAGTCATGGATCATGTCCATGTCCATCCGCTTGTGACCCCACTTGTAGGCGAAGATCAGTTGGTGTACCCGCAGCAGATCATACTGCTGGTCACCGTCTTCCCGCACCCACGGGATGCCAGACATGTCCAACATGTCCACAATATCATCCGACAACGTGTTGGTGTACAATCTGATCACTGCTTGATCCTCTCTAGTAGGGCCTGCTTACCCTGGCTTAACACCAGGGAGTTGACATCTTCGCCGGGTGGCATAGGTACCACCCGCGCATTCGGCAGGGTTTTGGCGACAGTTTCACCCATCCGATACCCTGCCTCATCCCCGTCTGTGAGGATCAGCACGTCACGGTATCCTAGGAATGGTTCGCGGAACCATTTCTGCCACGCTGTGGCACCTGGTATCCCTACGGTGGGGATGCCGCAGGCGTGAGCGGTGATGGCATCAATCTCCCCCTCAGTGATAGCGATCACAGGGGATGGTTGTAGCAACGCCAGCGTATTGTACAGGCGGGGCCTGTCCCCTGGCATGGTCATGTACTTGCCGTGCCCTGTGTGATCGTGGTCTTGGATGCACCGGAATCGGATGCTGACCACACTCCAGCCGCTTTCTTGTGACCATCTCAGGTATGGGATAGCGAGGTCACCTTTGTATTTTTCATGCCCAAGGGCTGGTTCTGCCACGTATCCCAGGCGGAACTTCTCCACTATCGGGTGGATTGATGGGGCTGCTAGCCCCCTCCTCGCCAAATACTCTGCGCCCGGACTGCCGGCCAGTTGGCCGGCGTACCTTTCGGTGGCTGCCCGGAGCGACCTTCTCTGCGATTCTGACAGCCTCTCCATAGGAGACTCCTTCCTGCTGTCGTATCAGACTGATCACATCACCCTTGGCCTCGCAGGCTAAACAGGCGAATGCGTCAGCACGGTAATTCACTGCCGCCGACTTGACGGTGTCGCCGTGGAATGGGCACAGACAATGCACCCACTCCCTGCCGTTATCTGTCGGGGCGTCCCACTCTGGGTGGTATCGGTGGATCACCTCCACGATCCCGGTCACGTTGTCTCCTCTCTGTGACGTACACGAACCAGCCTGCTATAGGCAGGCTGACACCCAGCGCAATCAACGCCCATATTGTATCAGCTATCATGGCACTATTCTTGTACCGATCGCAGCCACTGCGGGCGGTCGTCTAAGGTATGATGCCGCCCGTCTGAATGCGGCGGGGTCATCTCGTAGATGACCCAACATCCTGTTGCAGGGCTGGCACACCAAACCACGAACGACTCCTGTAGCATGGCAGTGATCGACTGATAGACGTTTGCGGGTGCCTGTGGCCCTGCGACAGATAGCGCATCTTCCAGACTGATGGCGATAGACCAGCCAGTATTCCTCACTAGTAATGCCATATGTGTCTCCTATGTGTTTCTCATGCGAGTATGTGCGGCGTTGCCGCCGCTTCGCCCGGTGATGTGTGGCGCACCGAGGGCCGGGGTGCGGTGCCTTGCGGCGGTTGACCATCCCCTCCCTAGTGCAGTCCACACACGGTTTAGTCACGGCAGCACCCACCCGAAGCAGTCACACACATCACACTGGTAGATGTTGAAGTCATCCTTCTCCAACTTCAGGGCTGTGTACGGGCAGCGAAGTTTCTTCAGCGCCGTATCCTGCCACATCTTCCACTCTATCGCCTGCTCGTCCAGGTCGCTCGTCATGTTGACTCCACATATCTTGGTAGAACGCCTTCACGGCGTAGTAGGCTAGCCATACACAGGCGGCGAAGCCGACTGCGATCTGTAGATCAGTCATACGCCACCAACTCCGACACTATCCTCTCTGCTGTACGATCCGCCAGCCCAGACGGCAGAGACCTGCCGGTCTCTACAGCATAACACTCCCATATCATCTGGGCGATCTGGGCGGTAAGATACTGACGTGCAAGAGCATGTTCGTCTATCACACCATGTCCTCTAGCCGTGCTTGCAGCTTACTGATCAGGTACCTGGTTTGCCGCTTGTCGGCGAAGAACACCAGCCACGGCGGGTGCCCGTTCGACAAGGCGATCACCGTGGCATCGTGCGCCGGGGTGGACCCGACAGTGATCTTGTCGGCGGGGACACCCACTAACTCCAGCGGATCATCATCGAACGAGAAGACCGCTGCCATCACTCCTCCATGTCGTAGTCGAGGAGGTCATAGTCGAAGTCATCCTCATACGTGGGGAACTCCCAATGCGACAACCCCTTGTTCGCTAGTTCAATCACTGCATCGTGCAGGCTGATCTGCCGCTTCTCCGCATACAGTTCCACGTCAGGGAACCGCACCCACTCGTCGGTGTCAATCCACATCATCAATCTCCCATCCATCTTCCACCGCACGCAGCGGAGTCATAGCCGACAAGTGACACACACCTAGCTTGGTGCCGTCACCAGCATACGCCACACAATACGAATACATCCCGTCAATGTGGTCGAACTCTACCCAGCCGTCTGGGTCACCATCCGGGGAGAGGCCCCAGATACGGGGCCTCTCCTTCTGTCGGGATGGCAGTTCAAACAGCTTCATCGAAGCTCAATGTCGGGCAGGATCGACTGCGGCTTGAAGTTCACCTGGTAGAAGTCAGTCGAGATGTTCTTACCCTCAACCTGCTCCACAAAATACGACACGTTGTCCGACAGCCCCAGGAAATGCTTCTTGAACCCGTCACCTACCTTGCAGGTCACATCCAGCTTCTTCTGCCCAGTGTCAGGTTCGATAGAACACCGGCCCTGAATCTCTAGCAGATACTTGTCGGTGATGCCGTTGAAGAACACGATACGGCGGGGCACCTCGAAGTTGTCGGCTGCTTTGGACAAGTTCTCTGACGCCACCTTAGCATCAGATGAACACCCGGCCAGCCCTACTGCTGCCGCAGCCAACGCTGCGGCGACAATAACCTGTTTCATTTGACCATCCTCCTCGTCCACCATGTGGACAGTTTCTTCACCTCACGGTCCAACACCGTGATGTCTTCACCATCGACCGGGTCATCCAGGTCGAGGACAATCTCCGCTACCACCCTACCAAGGATGCGTATCTCAACTTTCATCTTCGCCCTCTACCAGAGGATACTTCCTGCCGTACTCATCTTCAATCCCGATAGTACACCTCCGGTGAGTCCCCAGGAACCTGGCAGCATTGTTAGTGAAGTGACTACCGTAGTCAGGGCAGATGTCAACATCTGCTAGCTGACAAAACAAATGCCGGTTAGCGACAGCTTTCCGAATGTCAGGCAAATCATACGTGTGCTGCCCCACTTCCCCGTCCGAGCAGAGCGGCGGGTTATGGTCGAGGCACGTCAGATACATGTAGGTACTCACGCCATCACCTTCCCGTCATGTTTGCGGTGGCACGGCTTGCACCGTGCAACATAGAACTCCGGGTTGGTGGAGTACGCCAACTTGGAGCCTTTGATGATTTCGTAGAACTGTCCGGAATCACCTCCGGTGTATGACCAGTCCCGCGCCTGGCCGGCGCAGTCCACACAAACATGCTGTGAGGCTGAGCCTCGCAGATACTTCACCCGCATGTGCGCGGCCTGGTAGGTGATCCACTTCTCAGGCCACGGCTTCGTGGCGTCACGTCCACCTTTGCGGGCAGCATTGAACTGCTCCTTGTTGCACGCTTTGCAGTACGCTTGCCGCCCAGAAGGGTCGGCACGCTTCACATGGAACAAGTCGAGCGGCTTGTACACCCCGCATTTGCTGCACTGTTTCATCGTCATCCTCCTCAGGACTGATCTTTGATACTCATTGTATCCCCGTGGAACTCGAGCTCCGCGAAGTCTTGCCCAGTCGGGTCGGCTTTGCCGGCCCGGTTCTTCACCGTTGACACCCGCAAGGCGTCACCACCAAAGGTACCAGGTACCCGGTGCAATGTCAAGATTAACTCCGGTACCCTGCTGATCTGGCCCTTCACACCAGACAGTGGGATGGGTTTGTCGGCATCATTGTAGGGTCCAGTGACGTGATGCAACCCGATCACACATGCCCCGGTGGAGCGTGCCATGCCGTGGGCGTAGTCGAGGAAACCTTCTAGCCCAGCGAACGGGTCGGTGTCATTGTCCCCACCTGTCCGCACATTAGTGATGTTGTCGATCACCACCAGCGCGGGGAAGTCGCCGTACACCTCGTCGTAGGCACGCATCGTGTCTTCGATGTTGTCGAGTGTAGGGCTAGCGGAGTAGTTGAATCGGATCGGAATGTCTTTCAACACCTGCTCCGCCGAGGTGATGTTACCGTCCCTGACTGCCCGCGAAGCCTTCTCTAACGTCCACCCTGTCATCACACTGATGCTGCGGGACAACTGGGTGAAGGCGTCCGAGTCGGCGGAGAAGTATAGGGTTGGGATGCCAGCTTTCAAGGCGTAGGTGAGGACGAACGCGGACTTGCCGGCCCCTGCCGGGGCTGCAACCAACCCTAGTTGGCCGCGCCGAAAGTGTGTGCCTTTCACCTCTAGGGCGTGGAACACTGGTGGTAGCGGGTCGCCGCCGTTGCCGCGAATGAACAGGGATTGGAGCATTGTGTACACTAGTCGGCTACCTCTTTCTTGACGGTGACATACCATCCGCCGTCCCATTCGAAGCCGAGGTCACATTCGGCTTCGTACCCTTTCAGGTTGAACTCCTCGAAGAACCCGTCAGGTGACGAGTGGTTCTCTAGGAACCATATCACCTTCAGCATGTACTCCAAGTCTTCTTTGTACAGTCTCACATCTACCTCCTCAGATAGCGTACTGGCATGCGTGCGATACACTGCATACGCGGCAATTCGACCCCGGATTCGGGGGGAAATCACCCCTTACGATTGCTTCCTCAAGCATAACAAACTCCTCAGTGACACGCTCTTTCGTCCATTCACTGATCAGGTACGGCCGGGTAGGCTTACCTGTTTTCGCCATCCAATAGTCGCCATGTTCAATAGCGATCATACCGAACTGCATCCCAAGAGCCAAACCATACACACCGAGTTGGAAATCATCACCGGGAAGGTTCCCGGTTTTGATATCCCGAACGATAACTTCCTCATTGTTCAGGTTGATGACAGTATCAATGTATCCTCTAACAAGGATACCATCAAGGTCGATGTCGAAACCTATCTCAATACCAGGTGTGCCATCTTGGGAAATCCAGATCACTTCTTCAGGATGGTTAGTGTAGTAAGACATGTATTTGTATACTTGGTCCCTACCAATACCATACCTTCTTTCAATATCGGTTTCCGGACCATAAGGTCCGGAACCGAACCATTCACCCATTGGTGCTACTTCAAGAGATTCCTCAATCTCACGTTGATACACTGAGTCGAAGACATCAAGGACATCGTCTAGGTCACCGGTTCGTCCGGTTTTCTCCCACATTTCTGCCGCCGCATGCACGGCGGTGCCTTGGGCCAACCAGGCAGCCGGCCTTGACCAAACCTTCTCCAAACGATCAAGCTGGTAGGAGTAGGCGCACCGCTCGTACTGTTTCTTTTGGGACACTGAGCGGTGGACCCGTGTGTCTTCTGTGGTGTCTGTCATGCTATCCATCCTGGCTCCCCAGCGGGAACCGTATCGGGTGTCACCCGGTAGAAATCTCTCACATCAAGCTCAGGGATGAGCATGGTGTCACAAATGCTGCTGTAGTAGCCGTAGCAGAAGGTGCGGAGGAAAGCTGGGGCAACAAATGCCCTGCCTCTTTGCCATGAACCGTCTGCTTCGATTGGTCCGTCGCAGATGATGCGGGTCGAAGCCCGCAGGTTGTACATCCAGAACTGGCTGGTGCAGTTTGGTACATCTGCGTGTGCTGTGGGTGATAGCTCCTCGTTGATGATTGCGGGGGCGTTTCCTACGATGATGCCGCCCACTAGGGCGGCGAGGATCACACTTGTCTTCACACTTAATCTCCTCAATCTATAACCGCAGGTCAGAGGCTTACTTAGCCTGTAATAGGTAACGCTCTGACCTGCATGTTTGTGTTTTGCTATGAAATCCTGGTAGGGTGACATCCCCCCAAGATTCTGATGCCTTAGAAACGATCCTAGCGGCATTTCTTCTTCGCATGATGCTCCAGCGTAGAGAGCGTCACCGAACCCGAATGCGTGTAATACCACTCCAGGCAGAACGGGCACTGAGAGGAACCGGGATGGTTCTTCACGGTACACAGTCGGCACTGGACTGACTTGACATGTGTCAACGGCTCCCCGCAAGCACAGTCACCGTAGGTCTTCGCCATCAACAACCTCCTATACAGTGATACATGTAAACTTCAGGATACGCAGCACAGTGTGACCAACATCACTCCTCAGCGTCCTCCTCCGAAGCGATCGCCACCTCCAAGGCACAGAACAAAGCGTTCAGCACCCGCCCGAACTCCTCACCGTCACGGGCATCATCAAACAACTCAGGGAACGTCATCATACCTCCAGGTAATTTTCGATTTGACTCAATTGTCAAATCTGGTTTCATATTCTGTGCAAGTTCCAGAACTCGCCTACCCCTCAATCGCCGCCTTCGCCATAGCAGACTTAGCGACCTGCACCTCCAAATGGTTAGCGGGACGAAGCGAAGCGAACGTAGCCCACCCATTAGTGTCCCGCACATATTCGCCGGCCTGCCGGGGCCGGCGCACAAACCCATTCATGTCAAGCCAACGCTCAGCATCACCCTTACTGACGAACTTGTTCTCACCATTCGCCGTATACACAATATACATCATCCCTCCAATACTCGACGGCGGTCAAGGATATCTTCCATACCCCACAACTCCTGCTCATAGTCCTCACCACGAGCCCTAGCCCAATAGATACGCTCAACAGTCTCATCCTCCATCATCTGGAGAATGTCAACATCGTTGATGTCTTCCACAAACATGAAACCTCCTACTTGAAATGCATCATCACAGCTAAGGCTGTGATAACAAACATGAATACCGATATCAACACAGGTGAATCATCCATGACTCATCCTCTCACACCACTCATGGCATCGTTGACAAATAGGCACCTCACCCAGGATAGGGTGAGGTTCCAACATCACAGCTTTGTTCTCACACAAAGCGAACCACTGGCACTTGTCAGTGTCCACGAATCCAACCCTCCATGCTCGCCGAATCGGGCAACACCTCAGTCACCGTAGGTGAGAAGTAGTCGATGACATCCTGCACCGTGTTCTGGTGGTTCCACCACGGGCCGTCGCCGCCCTCAAGCAGCCAATCCAAGGCGGCGGAAGCCACCAGCCACTCCGCCCGCCCATACGTGTCCGCTAAGGCGACGAACCCATACCTTGTGTCGATAGTAGCAACAAACATCATTCGATCCCTTCTAGTAGTTGACGCAACGCCGCAGCAGCCTGCTGCGGCACCACACCATTGCCAATGATCTTCAACGTCGCAGCCCGAGACAACTTCTCCGGATCACGCTTCGTTGTCAAATTGGTCAGACTTGTGACCCAACCCTCAGGCCACCCCATCATCCACTCAGCGAACCGAGCCGACAAACGCTTGTTACCCAAACGGGTCGGTTCAGTTGCGGCCGGGGCCGGCCGGCCCAGGATACGCTCCCAACGGGCGATCGCCTCATGGTACACACCCCAACGCTCCTCACCATCTAACACCACCATATCTATCAACTGGCAGTGATGGTTGCCGCGAGTGTCCGGATGGACCCCGCCGCCAGTGGCGTCAGCAGCCCCCGGAGTCGGGAGCAGAAACACAGCATCAGGCAAGTTGTTACCACCTTCTCTTGACTTGTTCGACCCATGAGCATCACGGGCTTGAACCGTGGGCAGAAGCCTGCCACCAGAATGGAGCAGGTCATTCTCCACCAGCACAGCCAGGTCTGTGACCTGGCTGCGACCTGGCTTCTTCCGCAAATGCTCCTCCGGAGTGTTACCAGAGGGTTGGGCGCACGGTGTGGGCAGCAAGTCCCGAACCACCTGCCCTAGCTGCGGCCTGAAACCTTCACCAGAGCGAGAGTTCTCCGACGCTGGGTCGGACGCCCGTGGGGTCGGTAGGGTAGGCGAGGATGAAGACTCGCTCCCTGCGGTGCGGGGCACCGATAGCTCCAGCGGCGAAAGTTGTCCACCGTGCATCATACCCGAGGTCGGAAATGTCTCCGAGAACCCGCGCCATTGCTTTGACCGGAATATCTTGTGAATCTTCGCCATGAGTGGCTTCCTCTCTGTGAGTGGCCTTAGCACTGAGCAGGCCCCGAACATTTTCGATAACAACAAACTGCGGGCGTAGAATGTCGATAGCTTCCGCAAAATATGACCACAACCCGGAACGGGTGCCGTCAGTGATGCCGGCCCGCAACCCGGCCGCAGACACATCCTGGCACGGGAACCCACCAATCAGGATATCGACTGGTGGAACCTTTGTCCAATCAACTGTGGTCACATCGACCAGGTTAGGGACGCCAGGGAACCTGGCAGCCAACACCTTCGCAGGTGCGGGATCGAACTCTACCTGCCAGATAGTTTTCGCGTCGAACACTTCCTCGACAGCGAGGTCTAGACCGCCTGCTCCGCTGAACAAACTACCGATTGTACGCATGATGCCTCTCCAAATATCCGCACGGCCCGTCATGCAACGGGAACGAACACCAGTTCGTAAGAAACCTTCCACGATATGGGATGAAGTCATGGTCTTCGACCTCATCCACGATATCTCCCACATCATCAACGATGATCATCATACCTCCTCATGTGACCAGAAGCCGATACGGTTGCCATTAGAGTCTCGCAGCAAACCTTCTTCTCGGCGGCTGTCTGCGATCTGGTCAAGCACGTCAGCCACCTCCCACCAGAAATGGTCGGCGAACGCCGCATTGTCGGTGTCAAACTCAATCCGAAACTTCATCACACCTCATCCCAAGCATACACCCGCTTGTGAGCCATATACACCACGTCCGAGCCGAACCACGGCTCAAACTCAGTGCCCTTCACAAAAAACTGGTCGAACAGGTAAGGATCATACGTCACTTCGAGGGCTGATGGCGGCATATACACCAAGTCTCCATCCATATCCCACTCGCCCACGATCCCGGCATGCACATTCTTCGCCTCCTCAGCGATCACACGCTGCCGGCCACCCTCACCCACCGAGGTGTGGGCGTTCCGTAGCACAATGTAGTCATTTTTGAAGATGACCTTGCCTTTGTCGCGCCCTTCCAGGGCCTTGCCTGACCATGTCTTACGATGTAAATCGTAGTAGACGAATAACTGTACCATGTTCATGTTCCTCATTCCGCCCAGAATCGGGCAATGTCACCGAACTCGTCATTCAAGGCGTCTGCCAGACGGTCGGCGGTAGCATCTGACAGTCCTGCGATCAGCAGGCACTCACCAGTTGGATCGTTCACCAACTTGAACCACACATCAGCGTACATCAGCGATCCTCTCTAGGGATGTCAATCCGACATTCATCACACATGATCTTGCCCCACCTGGTGAGGCGGGCCTCATCTTCCTCAACCCTTCCATCACAGTAGAAACAGGTCAAGTACACCAGCAGGCCAGGTGCTCTCACTGCAAACCTCCCTCATCAATAGCGGTGTCATCCACAACCAGATACGACGTTTCACCAACCGACAAATACCAATTGCCGGTGTCCTGGTCAAGCCACAAACCAACCTGTCCGGGCTGGTCCGAGCAATCCTCCATAACACAGACTGGATAGTCTGTGCCGTCAACCGTCATCGTTGTGAGATTGATCACGCCGGGGCCGGCGTGGGCGTGCGCCGTACCAAACCCCAACCCCAGCAAACCTCCGAACAGCCACAACGTGGCAGCCAACGCAGCCGCTTGCTTACCGTTCACTTCTGCACCTTACCTTTCAACGAATCGACCATAACAATCCGCACCGTGTAACGGTGCCCATTCACATACCGTGTGTTCATGTCTCCTCTATCCGCAATGATATCCGGTGAACGTCAACTTGCAACCATACCCAGGCGAATCATAGTGCTTACGTTCCTCACGCGGCGGATCATCCCGCCGCTTCTGCTCTTGCCGCTGCTGATACGGGCCATAGTTGTCATTCGCATCATACTCCGTACACGGTGAAGGCTCACCACGCTCCAAATGATACCGCCGATCAGCGGCAGGAGTATTCGCAGTCTCCACACCCGCGAGGTGCGCCCAGCATGCCGCTGAAACCTCCGCACGGGCCGGGGCCGGCGCTAACACGCCGGCCCCCACCAACGCAACGGCCACGATCGTGACCTTGATCACTGCTCATCCTTCCAACCACGCTGCTTCGCAGCCCGACGATTCGACCTAGTCGAAACCTTCTTCAACTGGTCCTTGTGGACACCCGCATTCTTAGGGCGGCGTTCCTCCCGAATCCTGCGCCGCTCAGCGGCGGAAGACTCAATCCGCAATGTGATCTTCACAACAATTCCTCCAACCAATTCGCAGCCAACGCATAGGCGTCAGCATTACCATGCCCCAAACCTTGACCATAGTCAGACTTCCACCGACGCTCATCAGCCTCACTAGCCAGCAACCGAAGGTTGTCAACCAGCTTGTGAAGCTTGTCACTCTTACGCTGCTGCTGTGCAGCATACTCCATCAGATCAGCGAACTTAATCTCAGCCATGACTTGATACCTTTCTGTTATGCGGCGGAGCCGCGAACCACAATCCACACCACAGCCTGCAACTGTGCAGGCGTGATCTTACCGATACGCTTCGCAGCCACCCTGAAACAATGGGCGATAGCTTCATACACGCCAGCCATCTTCAACTGTGACTCCGTCACACCGACAGCCCGAGCGATCCACACATCCACCGTCACCGCGAGCTCGTCACCCGTGATGTTCCTAGCAAAGCTAGCCGTTTTCTTCGCAGCCTTGCCGAACGTGTCGAATGGTTCAGCAGCGTCCAACGCTTTCGCGGCACGCCGGCCCGGCGCACCCATCACATACCTGGGCACCTCACCCGTCATCACCAACGCTTCGATCGCCTCCACGTTCTGGTGCCACCGCAACCGAGGCGACAACTGTGCCATAGCCGCAGCAACCTGATCCACAGTGTACTGTGAAACCTCCGACAACACATACACGATGTTGTGGGCGGTACCATACCAGATCATCCCGTCGATGATCTGCTCCGGGGTGGCCCGATTGAAGTGGCGGATGATCCGCTTCACCACAGTCTCCGGAGCCAACCCCGCCTTAGCCAAACCTTGCTTGGTGGTCAACACCTTGCTCATTCCGCCACACCTTCCTCATTGTAGTGACGTTCGTCACTTTCCACACCGACCACCAGAACAAACGTGTCATCCTCAGTGGGGATGAACTTGGTGAGTTTCATACCCCACTCACCAGACTCTACCACGCTCAACAGTTGCTCAATGTTCTTCACCGAAAGTTTAATTTCGATACCACGATCGCCTTGCTGAACAATTTTCATGGCGGAACCTTTCATTGTAGTGGCCGGGGGCCGGCAGGTGCCGGCCCCCAAGCCTATGTTATGCGACAGCGTGCGGGAACGCTACACCCCGCGAATTGAGCACCTGCTCAGCGTGCTTGATGATCGCTTTCGCCTGCACACGATCCACACGCTTCGACTCCATCACCGCATCCACGGTGATCGACGTGATCCCCTGGCGGGTGATTTGACGGGCAAGATGCCGCCCGATCTTCACCAGGTTCCGCTTCTTAGGCGAAGCCTTCACATCGTCCTCCACAACCTCAACCACCACAGTGTTCTCGCTCATTGTCATACCTTTCCCATTGATGTTGACTGACTGGTGCTGTTCACCAGTCATTGCAGTGCTGCATTTCGTACCCTTCGAGATCACCGATCTCGTCATCCCAAGTGCTGGGATTACCACGCCAGTCATCCCGAAGGCGCTGACCCGACGCATTGTAGCATGCGCCACACTCGTAGCAGTCCACGTCCGACTGACCCCGGAACCGTCGAACCTGCTCACCGCAGTCGCACAGCCACCAAGTGTGACCACCTTCCACGATCCAACCCTCATCATCGACAACGTCTTCGACGTAGTGCAGTTCACGCATTGTCCATCTCCTCAAGTAGACCCAACACCCGATCCCGCACAGCGGGATCAATCCTCCGAAGCATCTCAGCTTCCTCCGCTGTCCAACCCATGTCCTCGTAGCGCACCCGCCGGGGCCGGCTTGCGCCGGCCCCCGTGAGCTCAGTATTCATCATAGTACCTGTCCATCAGCCATTCCTCAGTGGCCCGAGCCTCCGCCATCTCCACCTGATACCCGCAGCAACCGCAGCACGGCGCATCCTCACACATCATACACTCCCTTCGTGAATCACAGCGTGGCACTTCACACCATTACTTGTCAACTGTGAGCAAGCAGCCAACGCTTCATCAGCGTGATTGTATGCCCACGCCCCTGTCGGCGTCACCACCAGGTATTTCGGCATACGCCGAGGTGCTGGTGAACCATTCGGGTAGAAGCGACCCATGTCATCCTCCGTTGTGTTGTTGTGCCACCAGTATAGCACACCTCAAGCCTTAGGCTCCCCAATTCTTGTTCTGACGGTAAGTGTCTTTGTCGTAACTGTTGTCGCTTGGAAAGCACACTGTCTTCTCGTATGAGTGTGTGCCCTCACGCACGGTTATCTTACGGCATATGTCGGCGGACGCCGTGGCAGGTGTCAAACCTGCCACAGCGGCCATTGTGACGATCGCTAACAGAAACCTCACTTCGACCCCTCATGGTTCGCAGCAATGTAGCGCAACACATCACGCTGCAAGAATGCGTGATGCCCGATCACAGCGGCCTCAATGTCGCAGTAGTTGGCGACCACAACACTGTGGCCGTCCTTGAAGAACACGCATGTCTCCCAGCCCGCATCCGGGGTGTCGCAGGTGGACACATCCACACTGCCCAGGTACATGAAGTCTACGGTGTCGTTCATGTGCAGCATATCGAGCTCCTATCGTGTGCGTGCCGGCCCGGCGGGCCGGCGTAGTATACCAGACATGGCAGAAGCACACAAGCGGTAGCTTGTCACCAGACCCTGTGTGCAGGTATCCGCTACGCGATCAACCCTGTCACTGCCATGTCCTAGTGGGTAAGGCAGGGATCGAACCTGCCCACATGATGCCGCCACACCACAGTGTGCGCCAGTGGAACCTGCATGAGACCTCCGTGATGCCGCAACACGCTGCGTTTGTGCGCTTGTGTCCGCCAGTAGCTCATGCCTTACCCGATCACCGCGAGACACTTGTGGCACCTTGACGCCGCCGTCCCTCGCTGATATATATCACACTCTCATCGTCGCACGATCCTGGCAATCCTGCCTACGGACTAGCGTCAGGATACCCTAACATTCGCCTGTCAGCCATGCCTATCGCATGCAAGTCTGTCGGTGTGATCACATGTGTTGCACATCCACACCCGCAGGTGGCCCTGCGGAAACCGTGATCGCTACGTTACGTGCCACGCCTTACGGACGTGGCCCACCCGCAACCAGGGTCCACCTGGTCAGCACTGATTGCATACGCTACCGTGGGCATCCACGGTCACCGCGCAGCGGGTCAGACGTTACGAAGCAACTACGTTGCTGTGTGTCTGTGAACACTATGATGTTTGTATTGGTCGAACTCTCAACAGTCTAGCAGGTCGATCCGGTGTCTGTCAAGTCTCGCTGTGGCCGCTCGCACCATCACTAGGCGCTATATGAGTCGGAATGTCGCACAGTGAAGCCTAGACTCCGTTGTGACCCGCTATTGTGTTGTTCCCCTCAAGTCTATCAGGTCGGAATTGCTTTGTCAAGCGGCCCGATCTGGCAGGCTGTGAAGTTGTCCCTCAAGTCTAGCACCTCAAATCGTCACTGTCAACCCTAAGGTCTAAGCTACGCTTCGAAGCGCCATGTTGAGTTGTGCCACCATCATAGCATCCCTCAGCGACATCTGTCAATCGAACACTTGTTCGCCGGGAGTAGACACAATCCACCCCTTTGTGACGCCGGCCACAGGCCGGCATTCGAGCTCGTGTTCGATCATGCCTAACGTCATGCCTAAGGTGTCATATGACGATGTGACGTGGCCGCACGCAGGATCACTACCCGCTATTGTGTCGGACTCGCACCTCACGGTGTCGAAACCTAAGGCAAGCCTAAGGCAAGCCGAAGAACGCTATGTAGTTGGTGCTGGTAAACACTCTACCATGCCAAACCTAGGGTGTCAAACCTAGGTCTAGCAAAGCTAAGCCTTACCACTCGTTGAGGGTACCCTCAAGTGCCGCCAAACGGGCGGCCCGAAGCTTCGCTTCACGATACCTATCCGAAGGTCCGCCCTTGTGAGCCACAGGCAGATCAACCCTTGCCTTAGGCAAGGTCCGCCCACACTGCGACTCCTCCAGCAAAGCATCCCTTGCCGCTTTCCTGGCCCGAAGGGCCAGAATCTTAGGGTCCACAGTCGGAACCTGAACATCCATGTCCGTCCAACCCTGCTCACCCTTCGCCATCTCTACGAGATGCGTCGCCACAGGCGACACCTCAGGTGCAACAAACACCTTCGCCGAGCCAGTGTGAGCTTCGCTCACACGCCAATCCTTCGACGTGGCACGAACGTCACGATGATGATTCGGCATCATGTGAATACCCCAATCCTGTAGTTGTGATGATAGGTGTACCCTATCACACCCCGCCAAGGACCGCAACCCTTGGCCGAGTGTCATACGTCACCTAGGTGAACACAAACCACCCGACACCGTGCGAACAGAGGTTCGCTTAGGGGCAGGGCCAAGCCACCGATAGGTGGCCCGCCCAACCATACGCTGACGGTAGGCACAGCCTACCACAGTTCGACGCTCACGTCAGACACGACCACCAACTCGTCGCCATCCCACACGAACTCCGCCATGTGCAGGTCATTGCCATTCACATACATGTACTCCATTGTACTGCCTTTCACTCGTTGTGCTGTTGTCCCTCAATCATAGCAGGTCGATTCGGGCCATGCAACCCCGGATTCTGTGATCTGCGTCATAGTGGCCGCTCTCAGGCTATGCCCGATATGTGAGTCAGTCTCGCACTACGTGACTGTGATCTGCCAGGGACGATGTCCCCGAACCGATTCCCGCTGTGATGTTGTGCCCCCTAGTCTACACACCCCACAGCCAGAAGCAACACGGCGCTGACCAGCAGTTATGTCGCATCGTCCCAGGTCAGCGCCCTGCCCACCCCACCCCCTAATCCACCCCCTAATCCGCAGATTAGGGGATCAGGGCAGGGCACTAGGGGGTAAGGGCACCCTACTCGGGGGTAGCACTAGGGGGCACGGGGCAGGGGGTA